CTTGATATGAAAAATCTCCACTTGCAACATCCTGAAGATTCTATTCTCACGGGCGACCTTTCTGTCCTTGATTGGTTCACTGAATCAGCATACGTTTCTGTGAAGATGGATGGATGCCCTGCGATTGTGTGGGGAACTGATCCTGCGACTGGTACATTCTTTGTTGGTACAAAAGCAGTATTCAACAAGAGAAAGATTCGTATTGCACACTCTCATGAAGAGATTGATGTGCATTATGAAGGTGAAGTAAGGGATATTCTCCACGATTGTTTTGATTGTCTGCCACGCACTGATTGTATTTTTCAAGGCGATTTTATTGGTTATGGTGGAGATGACACATATAAACCTAATGCAGTTAAGTATGTTTTTCCAGAACTTGTTCGTGAAAGTATTATCGTAGCACCACATACAATATATGTTGCGGAGAATGATCTTCGTGATGCTGTAGCATCTTGTATGGTTCTTGCACCTAAGAGCAATAAAGATGTGCTGTTCGTTAAACCTGATGCGTGGTGTGAAGATGATTCGTTTGAAGATATTATCAACTTTGCAAGGCAAATGTCACAAATGTGTGAGTTTGTAAGTGATAGTAAAGCACGACAGATTGAGAAGGTCATTAACACTTTCGTAAAAATCGGTGCCGAACTGGACGCGGAGGCACTTGCCATCGCTGCCGACTGTGACGTGAACTTGATGCGTTTTTGGAAACTTGTATGGACGATTAAGATGGACAAATTGTCACTTTGTGCCAATGATGGTCCTTTTGCTTATCTTGGTAAGAAGTATATTGTTGCTGAAGGTTATGTTTTGTCTAATGAATATGGTTCTTACAAATTAGTGAACCGTCAGCAGTTCTCACAATATAATTTTAAGCATGGACGGTTTGCAAACCGTCCCTGACGACCACTGGGGCAGCATTGCCTGCTCTATACTTACTTCAGTTCAAACAAACACCATGTCCCGCAACATTTGGTTGACTTTTGAAGAATGGTCTGCAATCAAGGAAGAAGTGAATCCTGAAAAGTGGTGGTCTTATCATCTTAGCGCACGGGAACTTAAAGAGTGGAAAAATGATATTAAACATGGATATGGTGATGAAAAATGTTTCAAACGTGCAGGAGTTGATACTAACACTCTGAACAAAATTACCACTCCTCGTCTTTACAATCGTCTGTTGCAAGAAAATTATCGCAATGGTGATCTTGCACTCTGTCAGATGTTTATTGATGAAGATTCTTCTGATGAGTGGAATGAATCATGTTTGAATGATTTTATCTCCTGGGCGACTGCATCTGTTGAAGGTGTTGATATGAATACCACTAAAGAGCAGTGGATTGAATACAATAAAGCAATGAAAGTTGAATTGGATAATTCAGATAAGACCATTTTCTTCTGGGACGAAATGGTCAAAATTTTCAAGCGTGTGACAGTCAAAGAACTGGCACATGCTGCCTGATTCTGCTCCCATTTGACCCTATACTAACTTCAGTTCAAACAAATCAATGGACACCTACAACGACTACATGGACACCGTTCTCCAGGAAATCATGGAGATGCCTGCTGAAATCTATGACATTCCTGAGATGCAGCAGGAAGAGAAGTTTGATGTAGAAGGTTACATCAACGGCAACACCGACTACTGATCTGCTACAATTCACTCAGTTCAAACAAAACAATGTTCTCTCCCGCATCCCGACTCAGTGACCGCTCCCGCGTCTGGGTAGAGCGTTCAGTCTACGAAGGCGTAGACAGTGCCATTGATGCCCTTTTCGGTCCTTCTGCTGGACGTGAAGCATGGCAGATTGCTGCTGACAATGGTGCTCGCTATTCTGATGAAGCACTGGCACGAATCCCTGACTTTGAGGACAACTGACAGACTGGCACAAGGCACCGCCACCACGCTCCATTTCATTCTATACTGACTTCAGTTCAAACAAACCAATGACTGACGACCAACGGGTTGAAATGATTGAAGAACAATGCGAACACATTATCGCATTGTGTGAAACTTACGTTGAGGGTGACCGACTCGAAGACGTAGGTAACATTCGTGCTCTGTATGAAGAGTATGGTGAATGGTTAGATACCTTCAATGGTATTCCTCAAGCACCAGAACAATACATCACAATGTGGTCTCCTAATCTCATGAGGAACTGAAAATGACTATCACCACTGCTACTTCTGCCGACTGGGTTGACTTCTGGGAAAACGAAATGCCTACCACTGTTGAAATGAATCAAGAACAAATCACTGCAATGCTGACTGTTTCCGAACAGATTCAGGAACAAATTGAGATTGCTGGCGAATTGTGGGAGTTAAGTGACTTTGAAGTTACTGCTCTGTGTGGTATTGTTGCTGACGCATTTGCTGAGAAAGGTATTAAGATGGAGGCACTTGTTTGATGCAAACAACGACTGCAACTTATTCAATCTCAGTTACAACTGATGATGAAAACATCATCACATTTTACAAGACAATGCCAACGCGACCAACAACACAAAAGGGGATCAAATCACAGAACACAAAGTTATCTAAATGGGTAGAAAAAACCTATCCTAACTTCACATCCTACGAAATTTCTCCTCTGAACTGATGAACTACACTCTCCAACAACTGAAAGATCGAGTCAACACTCTCATTGAACAACAGGGAGAAACTGCATACTGTGCGGCATGGATTTACACCAAGGAAGATTGTCACCTGAAGGATGAAGATGGTGAGATTGATTATGAAAACAATGTAGAAGATCCTGAAGTCATTGACCGTATCTTTGATGATGTAGGCAACATTGATTACATCTATCAGGTGATTCAAGAGTGTGTGGATGAAGTAACTGAAGAGCAGGTTATGTTACAACAGCAGGAGATGGTTTGATGACACCACAACTTGAAATGCACGTTAATGAACTTGAAAAAAGCATTATTGCACTGTCAAAGCGTAAGTTGAAACTTCTCCAAGAAGTCAACGACATCAACGAAACCATTTCTTTTCTTCGCAAACAGCAGGAGGATCTTCTCAATGTGCACGAATAAAATCAGCAAGTTTGACATTGAGACTATCATTGAAGGATTGCAAGATGCCATCAATGTTTGTAATACCGCACCAGAGAATCCAAAGGAGCAGGGTTATCCTTATGCAGCAGGATATTCCAGGGCAGCAATGCAAACAGCGATTGAAAATTTACAGACTTTAATGTACGTTCAAGAACAACATGATATGGAGTGTGGTTAGTGGTATAATTAGTGATGTAGAGTTTAAGTGAGTAGAATGACTCAGGAAAAGAAAGTGTCACTGAATGTTCAAGAGATTGGAGTTTTACTTTCTGCTTTACAACTATTAGACCATAGTGATGAACATCACATTGCCAAACATTATGGCAGCGCACCTTCACTTTACAATCGCCTAAAAGAGATCTATGATGGAATGGACTCCTCAATCTGCGGAACAGAAATTGATCCAATCTGTGAACCCTCTTTCTGAACTTTACATGAACGACCAAGACATTGAGCAATTCATCAAAGCATTTGATGATTTCATGCAACATGCAGAGACTGAGGTTGATGAATTTAAGAAGCGCGAAGAAGCGAGAGCATACACTGAGCAGTTTTATGAAAAGAAAGCATCAGAACTTGAAGTGACTGTTGATTATTATATGCAGGAGTTTCTATGAATTTTAATGCTGAAGAATTAAAGTATTTGAATCATGTTTTACGTTCTACCAGTTCTTATATTATTGCTCAAGGTCGCGAATCTGTTGCCCCCAGTGTTAATCACTACAAATTGATGGATAAGATCAAAGCACATGAAGACAGGTTACGTTATGGATGAACAAACAAAGTTAATCCTAGCGTTACATCAAGTTGAAGGGATTATCGGACTTACGAAAGATAATCCTTATCGTCAATACATTTTCATACACTTGAATACAATCAAGTGTGAATTAGAAAGGCAGTTGACGAATCTCAGCATCACTGATAAAATTAAGAAAACAACCACGGAGAAATGAAAAGTCTTTACATTGTTGATTATTGGGTACCATTTCCACAATCTGAATATGGTGGAGTTGTGAATTTAATTGCTGGGAGTGATTCTGAAGCATTTGAATTATGTGCTGATGAAGAAGGACTAAATCATCCAGGATATGAAGATCGTATCATGCCTAATATACTTCGTGCTCAAAAGTTTGCACTTGTAGATGAATATGAATCTGCAATTATTGATGCCTTTACTACTTAAGAACAATGACTGAACAACCACTGTACCGTATCGAAGAACTTATCACCACTGGATGGGAACCTCTCAAGAATAATTTAACAAGAGAGCAAGCAAGTGAAGAGTATAAGTTATTGGTAGAACATGAGGGATTAAATCCTAACCGTCTTCGTGTACGTCGTGATGCTTGAATTACCAAACGATTTTCCACATGAACCACCAACAGGATACAGATACGAATCAATTTGTAAGAACAGTAATGTTGTTGCAATTTGGAGTGTTTATGAGCGTGGGTTTAATTACAATGATCATAATGAATGTCGTTGTATCTGGGGATTCTACAATACAAAGAAACGACAATATCACGCGCCAATCAATCATACAAAGATCGGCGCAGTAGTAGACATAGAATCTACTACACCTTTCTCAGCAATGCAACTTAACTTTGGTAATCCCCTTGAGCAACTCTTATTCTCCTAAAGTTGATGATTATGTCAAGTGGCATAGTCAAACAGGACTATTAGAAGGTTGGGTTTATTTTAGAGATGATGCTTATATTACGATAGAGATTGGCGTCAAAGATAAACCCAAGTGTGAGTACACCAAAGAAGAGAAGCACAAGAAGATTCATTGTTTAGTTGTTTGTTATCCTCAGTATTGGGAAGAACTCCAATACATCAAAAATAGGAGAGATTCAATAAACATAGAAGACTACAAGTCTCAAGAAGGTAGATACCAAGATCCTCAGTAATTTCTAAATACTTCCGAGGTTTCTTACGAGTTGAGTCGCGCCCGAAAATGAACATAATAACTGAAGGAAAGATAAAAGCAGGAGCAGCGTTTATAAAGTTAGCGGCAAAGTACGGCGCTAAACTTGTAAGAAGTAAGAAGCATAATGTGTTTAGAGATGCAGCGGGTCATCAGATTACTGCTCCTAAGACTACATCAGACTTCCGTGCTATTAAAAACTTTGAGAGTGAATTGAAGGGGAGAGGATTTGTTAATCAAGAGACAGTCTCAAAGGTTAAAAGTTCATTGGTGAAAGGATCGAAAGAGACGGTGCTGAAACCGACAACAAAACCAACGGTCAATAGGCAAACAACGTTCAAGGA